TCGATTTATTGCGAATGACGGAGAACGTGCCCCCGGAAATGGACCTCGTGATGAGTGGTGGTGGATTCTTGGGATACTACCTTGTGGGGGTCGACAGGGTTCTCCGTAAATTGCAACAAGAAGGAAAGCTACTGAAAGTAGTCCGCTACGCCGGAACCAGCGTAGGAGCACTGGCGTCTGTGGCCATGGTGTGCAACCTCGGGGACCACATGATTGCATTGTACGACAATTTGCAGGGAACGCCTGATTTTTTTCCCAAGATTCGCGACTATTTTATAAGCATCTTGCCCCCCAATGCCTACGAACAATGCACGGGACGCGTCCACATTGTCATCAGCCGTCTCGAATTTTTGGGGGGCTTTCTTCCCCATTTGAAACCCATGGTGGTATCTTCGTTTGACAACAACCATGATTTGGTCGAGGCGTGTATGGCCTCCTGCTCGGTACCGTACTTTGTCTCGTCCCAGCTCTTTTATCCATACCGTGGATTCCTGTGCATGGACGGTTTTTTTACCAAGAATGTCCATATCTTTGAGGACAGCACGAGGCCACAGCTGGTTGTCCGTTTACATCATATACCGTATTCGTGGAAGAGCGTACTCCGTCCACAAGAAAACGTGGTCTTACCCCTTATTATCCAAGGCGCGATGGAAACCGAGCTTTTTTTTCATCAGTCGGATGCGCGCGTGGGCGCGCTCGAATGGCATTCCTTTTCCTCAAAAAAAGTCAAAGCGGGTCGTCGTCGGGTGGTCCCCATGATTCTTCACAAGCTACGCCATGGAATGTGGAATCTTTCGACGTATGGCCCCACTCTACGAACCACATCAGTGGTCGCGGGGTTTGCCGTGGTGGTGTGGGCGGTCGTTGTGCAGAAACGGCGTCGCCTCGTGTAAAAAAAAAAATGATTTAAGAATATAAAAAAAGTATAGAAAAGAACTGCTTCGTGGCGCAGGGGAAGCGCGTTGGGCCCATAACCCAAAGGACGGTGGATCGAAACCACTCGAAGCAAACCAATTTATATACACGTTATATAAATTACTACTATTGAACATTTGTTGTCATCATGGGGGGTGGAGAAAAAGTTAATTCAATTCCGGGGAGGTTTCGTCAACAAGCCTTTTTCCTCAAAGAGTGCGTGGAGGAGGGGGCACAAATCGTTTCGTTTCACCAACAGGAAATAGAGGAAAAATCGTGTCCTCGCGTCGCGATCGGATGGGGGAACCGGGGTCGCGTTTGAAAATTCTTCCCATGTTTTCTTGGTCGTCTCGTTTTTCGTATTTTTTTCGAAATATTGTTCGAGTTCGATGGGTGACGCCGTGGACAGCTCCTGGTAGGCCTTGACAAGCTTTTTCGGGCTGGTAGCCGGTGGTACTTCCACCGGAAAACGTCCACCCAGGATCCACATCATGTGCAAAAGCTCCGAGGAACGGAATGAAATACAACTCATGCCTGTGGTTTTGCTCTTGAGGTCCTTGATGAGCGTTTCGTCCTTGCGCACGTCACGGATCTTGAACGTCCCGTCCTTGACGTACGCGTACCTCTTGAAGGGATTGTTGGTAATGTAGCGTAACACAAACGCCGGGTCCTGGTGGTTTTCGGTGGTCGAGTCTTCCTCTTCTGCCTGTTGTGCTTCCGTCGGTGCCTCGTGTTCATCTTCTGGAGTCTCCAAAAAGACAAATTCTCCATCGACCACGATTGCCGGTGATTTGTCGAGGAGGTACACCCACCCGTGGGGTGGTCGCTGTACAATATCCTTCTTGAAGAGGTGGACTTTTGCCCATTCTATCCATTCGTTCTTCACGTTGTGATTGAGCGCGTCCAGCACGACCTTGACGACCTGTTCTTGCACGGTTGTGGAAAGGAGGCCGTACAAACGGATACCCTCGGGGTTGCGCTGTCGGACCACCGTCTCCAAAAAGTCGGACAAGAACGGTGCGTAGTTGGTCATGGTTTTGGTCAGTTCGGAAAAGGTGGCAAACGTTTGAAAGCACGGTGTTTTGGCGTACGAGGAGAGCCAGTTTTTGTTATGGACCCATGTCAAAATATTTCGGTCCTCGACGAGGAACAACGTGTCGCCGTTCCTCGTCATGTACAGCTGGCGCCCATCCCGGCTCTCCAGAGGTACTGGACCGCCGATCATCAGGTTGAGCGTCTCGACGACCTGTTGCGGGGTAAACTGTTGGAGGGACCCCCGGTCGAGGACGTCCTGTAGGGACGCTGAATAGCGCGTAGAAAACACTTCCTTGACCATGTTCATGACGCGTTGCACAGAGTCCTTGACATAGAATAGATTGAACGTGGACGTGTCCAGCGATGCGGGCACCACTTCGGTGATGCCTTCGCACGCATAACGACAAGCCCGGTACATGCATGCGGAGCTCCCGTCGACTCCCAGGGCGTCGTAATTGTTGGCATAGTTGAGCTGGCAGTCCATCGCACTGGTGAGGAGCGCGTACTCCACGAGCTTGACGTTGTAGTCACGGAGTTCAGAACGAATATATTTGTAATAATCGATGGAGTGACCGAGCTGTTTTTGGGTAATAGGGGCAAGAGGAGGTGCCTCGTCGATGCGCCCACCTTGCTCCTCATCATTATCGACGTCGTCCAGCCAGTCGTCCGAACCCTCTTCTTCCTCTACCATGGTACCTTTTTCGGAAACCATCGCCTGTACGACCACCTGCTCTTCTTGCTCTTCTTCTTTCACCTCCTCACTGCCTTGAGCGCTGCCTTGAGCGCTGTCGTTAGCGCTTTCGTCAGCGTCTTCCACCTCGGCGAGAAAATCAAGGGTACTCGTCATATTCTCGTTGGAGGGCACCGCACAGTGGAAAAAGACGTCCACCTCGGCGTCTTTGCCGAGCGCCTCGTGACTCAAAAGACGTATCCCACGACCAATCGCCTGGTAAATCTTTCCAAAGTTCCAGTCCGGCGACACCACGTGGATAGAACCGATGTTCTTGAGGGTGATGCCCTCACGTGTCTTGTCCGTGCCGAAAATGACCTGGATATAATCTCCGAATCGGTTCCGTCGGTCGTTGAACGTTGCGATGAGTTTGGGGATATCGGTCTTGGTCGTTCCCGTGCCCGTATCGTTGAGAAAAATACACCGGCGCATGGGCTTTTTCCAATCGAATTGGCGCGTGCTCTTGACGAGGGAAAATCGGAAGCACTGGAGCAAAAGAAGGACGCAGGTCCATATCCCGCTCCCGTTGATCTTGTCGCAATAAATGTAGAAAAGCCTGTCGGGATGGAGGAGAATCTCGCGGATAATTTGCGCGTACGTCGTGCTAAAGTTCTGGAGGAGAGCAAGATTCGAATTCATTTCGGCCGGTGAGGAGGCGCCCCGCTTGAGGCCAGATTCCTTGTAGAAGAGAGGAGTGAATCCACCCCCGCTGAAATACTTTTGGGTATTCTTGATACCATACCCACCGTCGGGAAACACCATAAGACTCGCCTGGACCGAATTGCTGTAAAACGACGCCTCGACCTTTTTTTTTCCCACCAATAATTCGGTGTCTTTTTCGAGGGCCTTGTCGTACCCCTGTGTTTGATGGGGGGACATGACATGCGCCGAAAGGGGAAAATGCTTCATGGGCGCGTACACAATACCCCGGTAGCGTACCTTGACGTCGACCCTTTTTTTCACGACAGAGACGTACCCCTGGACGATCTTTTTGAACCGGGTCTCCATGGTCGGTTTCCACTCCAGGACAGGAAGTATCGAGGCTGTATTCCGTGTAAAGTACTGCGTCTCAAAGGCCTCGCTGATGGGAAGTTGCTGGTCCAGGGGCAATAAAAGATTGAGGAGAGGGGCGATTTCTCGGGGAGAGTTGCGCATGGCCGTCGCCGTCATGACGAGCAACTTTTTATTCCGAACGGCGTGGAGGAACGCGTGGATCTCGTGGTAGGCCGTATCGTCCGTCTTGGTCATCTCGAGCTCATGAATGATGAGGTGATGGACTTCGTCCAGAATCATGAGGCTGTTCTGGTACATGGTGATGTATTGGGTACGACCCTTGGCGAGGAGCGACCCAAATCGTGAATAGGTATAAAAGTGAATATTCGCCTCCCGAAGCACACGGTTCCGGTACAGAACAAAATTGTCGGCGTCAATCTCGACTTTTTCCGTCATGATTCTCCATTTCTGCTGGAGGAAGGGACTCCTCCGAAGAATCTCCGTCCTGAAATTTTCCAGGAGGGTGTCGTTGTTCGACAAGTAAAGCGTCTTGAGGTTGGGACGGTACTGCACCAAACCATCAAAAACGGCCGTGGCGGACCCACTCTTCCCCGTTCCCGTATCGTGGATCAGAAACAACGACGTGTACAACGTCCAGTGGGAAATGAAACGCGCGATAATATCCTGGTGGTCAAAGAAAGGACGGTCGTCCCGTTTGATGGGAGTCTCCTTGGCAGCCAGGTCGTAGAACTCCTTTTTACGGTAAATGTCGTTGTAAAAATTCTCCGCAACAACTTCCGGATAGTCGGGAATAAAATCGGCAAGTTCCATAATAATTTGGTAATGTTTTTTTTTAAAAATCTTTTTTTTTTTAATTAACAAAAATGAAAAACCACGTCTTGAACTATTTTCTCTTATTTTTTCTCTCCTCGACAAAAAGTTTCGTCCCCCAACCCCACCCCCGGTCCCTTGCACCCATGCCTATTCCTCCCCGTCTTCTCCGACGTTTACAACCGTCGAGTGATGCCAGGGACATCTTTTGGTCTCCCGCATCGGCGGCCCATCAGAATAACAACAATGGCACCTACCTCCAGGACATGGAACGCAAAGGAAAAAGTACCTTTCGTCGTCGCGACCATCACCAGCAGAGGAGACGGCGAGCCAAGGACCTTTCCCGTCAAAAGAACAAGGACGGTAGCAGCAAGGAAGAAGACGAAGAGGGAGAGGGTATTGTCATTCCCATTGGACTTTTCCTCCAGAACATTTCGACTTCCCTGACGTCCCCGCGTCGGGCGGTGCGTTCCAGCGCCCAGACATCGTCCGAGAGTGGCACGTTTCATCTCGAAAACGTCAAGGGGGAGTACAACTTTACCCGGGTGGGAGGTTACCACGAGGTGAAGAACGAGATGAGCCAGGTCCTGGATTTCATCTTCCATCCCGGTAATTATACTCCCTACGGCGTCCGCATCCCCCGTGGTGTCCTCCTCGAAGGACCCACCGGGAATGGCAAGACGCTCCTCGCCAAGTGCCTGGCGGGAGAGGCCGGGATGAATTTCGTGTCGTGCTCGGGCGCCGAATTCAATGAAAAATATGTGGGTGTCGGTGCCTCGCGCATCCGCGAGCTCTTCAAGTTTGCCGAGGATAATAAACCGTGCATCATTTTTATCGACGAGATCGATGCCCTGGGACGCACGCGGACCAATGACGGCGAAGGCGCGGGGGCCGAGCGCGACCAGACGCTCAACCAGTTGCTTGTGAACATGGACGGGTTTTCTTCGACGGGAGAACTTTTGGTGATGGGCGCCACGAACCGCATTGATATCTTGGACAAGGCATTGGTGCGCCCCGGTCGTATCGACAAGATTATCCACGTCCCCAATCCGGACGCCGAGACCCGCGGGGAGATCCTCAAGATCCACCGGCACCAAAAGCCGTTGAATGTCAGCAACGACTATCTCGTCAAACTCACGAATGGTTTCAACGGTGCCCAGATTGAGAACCTCTTGAATGAGGCGGTCCTTTTTTCTATAAGGAATCGGTCGCTTCCCGTCAGCGCCACCGTTCTGGACGTGATGAAGGAAAAACTGTTGGTGGGACAAACGAGCGGGAACAAACGCAATATCTCCGCCAAGACACTGGAACGTATCGCCGTCCACGAGATTGGGCATCTGGTCATGGCCGTCCAATCCCTTTATTATGAAAAGCCATGGAAGGTCACCATCGATTCGATGAACCCGCAGAATTCCCTGGGGTACACCATCTTTGAGGCGGATGTCGAAGACGAGGGTATGTTTGTCCGTGAATATTTCGAGGACAAGCTCAAGGTGTTGCTGGGAGGACGCGTGGCCGAGGAAGTGTTTTATGGAAACTCCATCTCGTCGGGTGCGCTCTCGGACCTCGAAAGCGCCTTTTCCATGGCCAAGAAAATGGTGATGGAGTACGGCATGGGGACCGATATCATCTACCCGTATTTCAGCGAGACGTACAAGAAACGGATCGATGAACAGATTCATTTCTTAATCTTGAAAGCGTACAAGGCCACCCAGGTGTACATGGAGAAGAACAAGGGGTTCATCGAAGCCATGGCGCACCAGCTCGTGGAAAAGAGGACCATGGATGCCGAAGAGATTCGCGTGTTTTACGACACGTATGAATCTTCCAACGACGGTGGTATAGGGGCCAATGTATTCTAGCCACAACGAACACAACCTTGAATTTTTTTTTTCTTTGAAAAAAAAATGTTGATATTTGAAGGTTCCCAAAACCATCTTGAACTGCTACGGAAGTGTAGACCCATTACCGTATTATTTTACAACCAACATCAATGATACCACTTCTTCGTCTACGGTCAATTTGGTGTATGGTACCTCTTCCAGTGGTACAGGGTACACCTACACGGACACCTCGGGCTACCCCGATGTGCTCACGGTATCTTCACCACTTTCTTTTTTATGGACCTCGATTTCCGAGGGAGATATCGTCGACGTTCAATTTGATTCCGGTACCGACGGAAGTATCCTTTATTACTCCAATAATTTCATTTATGGCGTCGAATACACGGGATCCACCGCGAATACGATAAGTTTGATCTATTTCATGAAATACACCCTTAACTGGCCCTTCTATTACGATTATACGTCTCCTCCCTCTAATACAAACGCGGGATATTACACGTTCTATAATGGGCAAAATACGACCTTTGTGACGGTGAATAGCACCGACGCTTCGGGCACGTTTTCTTTCTCGACTAAATATAATTCAGGTGAAACACAAGACCTGGTGTACATCGTCGTAGGCAATATCACCGCAGGTGAAACGTTTTATGTACAGTCGGACGTCTCTTCCCCCGTATTCGTCACCGTCTACGACATTTCAGGAAATAAATATTATTATACCGTTAGTAAAAATGTCACGATATCATTGTATTATACAGGATCAGGATGGAAAATTACGATTTAAATTATTTGAAAAAATTCATTTCTTGGCGTACAGTAAATAATAAACAAAGAAAACAATAATGAGGATGCCCGTGGAATTTCTTGGGAATCTTGTTTCCAAAGGAACCCAACCCTATCCCACTCCAGTACAGGAGTATACAAACAGAGTAGTTTTCATTTACCCTTCTACAGCTCTTTGCAAACCCTTAACTCCGGGACCTCCACCACGCATCGTCTCCCAACAAAATGGTGCTTTTCTCTTGGTCGTGGAGGATGGTTTCTACATTTTTGATTTTACAGCGGTCGCCCAGCCCTCCCAAAAAACGTATTCCGTAACATTTACGCTGTGGGACGAAACCCTCGGAAGACCCCTGGGACCCACGAGCAGTGTCAGCTTGACCGTCCCCTGTGATAAAACCGTATCCCCTATGCTTTCCTGTGGTACTCCGACTTCGACCACGAACGTGTGCGGTCCATTGTTCTTCAGGGGCTTCCTCCGCAAAAATTCGAGGGTGGTCATCATCACCACCAAAATCGACAACGATACAAAAATTTCCGTGTCCGGACCGATTTCTGTGGACCCCGCCGGAAACCTCGCCCTCCGTTGCGTCCAATACGATACGGAACGAACGCTCCGATTCATCCCCCTCTTTCCCGTTGAAAACTTTCCGACGAATGAACAGTACCCGCCCACCAACCCTCCCAACCTCGTATACTACGGATGGTCCGACAGCATTTTGCCATGGCTTCCCAGCCAAACCGAGAACACCGAAGACATCATCAAGGAACCCACGTTCCTCTCTCCTCCGCCGTCTCCGCTACCCCCGGTGCCACCCCTTGAACCCATCAATAAGGACATTTATTTAAAGACGGACAGCTTCCAGTACTCCATCTATTTCTATAGGGGTGTCGACCCGTTCACGGACACGGGGTTTAATCCCAAGCTGTCCTTGTTTACCGTCAATATGGACCAGAGAGGTGTAGACAATTACCGCAAGAAAATCTACATGCTGGCCATCACCGAAGACAAGTTCTCCTTTTACGAGGAAAAAGTAAATTCCTTCCTGTACGAGATCTATGCGAGCGTGACTATTTTCAAGGACCAGCGCGTGCTCGGTCAAACGAAAGACCGGCTCATCCGTTTCTTCCTGGCCATGCATGTCGGTTATGACGATTATCCACGAGAGGTCATCGACTATTTCAACCAGTTCACGGTTCTCATTGGACAGACTTCGGTCAACCCCTTGTCGCTCGACCTCATGATGAAGGGATACACGGCGGTGCCTTTTGTCGAGCAGTATTTCCAAAAACGCCTGACGGAAATCATTTCCACCGAGGACCAGTCGACGATTCTTTACTGGTGGTTTATCGCCGGCTTCCCGTCCTCCTCTTTATTATTCGAGGCCGTCCACAATATCATCGCGTTTAACCAGTTTATCAACCTTTTTTACAAGGTCATCCTCGACCAGTACGGCACCGGAACGCCGGTCCCCATCCCCCAGCCTCAACCCGACGGTTCGGTGAAACTACAGTACGAGACCATTCATTACAACTTTTTTGACAAGTTTAGCGAAGCGACGACCGACGAGCTCAAGCTCAACGTCGTGCGTGAAATCTTTCGTCTCCTCGTTCCCAACGCGGCGTCCGATTCTTCTGTCCAGTCGACCGACCCCAACACCAACGACGCCCTCAATTCGCATGTTCACCAGTGGCTCATGGCCACCAACGACCCGACCTACAACGAGTTCAAACCAGAGACGAATTACGTCGGTTTCGAGACGACACTCGACGAGGCACGTTGTCCTTTCCTAGATACCAACGACGTCAATGCCTATTTCGAGATTAGCGACGTGGATAATGAAACCGTGCTACAAAAATGCAATCCGAAGCTCTTCCCCGTGTACGCTTCACCCCCTGACGGCCCCGGACCCAAGTACTGCCCGTTCGGTCTGGGGTTCCGGAGGTGCCCGAGCGAAGCCTTCAACTACTGGATCATCATCAAATGGATGGAGACGTTCAAGGACGTCATCTTTGAATTCCGTGACGAGCCCGACGCCCCCGTGGTGTACGTGGCACCCTACACCGCTGTCCCCGACAACATTTACGCGATTGGGGACAAGTCGGCCACCTACCCCTCTTCCTAAATAACTAAACAAACACCAATTCTTCGAGATGAGAACGGCCGT